TCAGTTTGCGAACGTCGTATGTTTTGCTTTCCACTTCTTAACGGCAATAAACATCCAAAAACCATAAATTCCAAGGGTGATAAGCGTCAGAAGCCACCATTTTATCCAATTTCCAAACAGTCCGATTGCAGTACCGTGAAATTTTAATCTTCGGCCGTTGATAACCGTGTGCTCGATTTCCCATTTATAGATCATCGTAACAGCCCAAGGATAACAAATACCGAGAGTAAATATTGTTACCAATGCACCTAAAATGGACCAGCCGACGTATTGCAATAATCCGCCATCAAAATAAGACCTTTGTTCCCCGTCCGAGTAATTGTTAATGGTTATTTGTGTTGGTTGCATATGATATCCCTCCTTTCCCTTTTGTAGGTCTATAATATCACTTATGGTGTGAAGAATATAGGGTGTTTTCGCGGGTGATCTATTACTTATTTTCGCATTGAGGTAACATGCTGTAGATGACGCAGTTCCATATATGCTTGTCTTGGGAATAGCTGAAGATTTTGTTGAACGGCATAAAGAAAGTGCCGCAAAAGATCATTTTTTATCTTTTGAGGCACTTTTTTTGTGGGTGATCATTGTTCCATTTATGTTGCGGAGATCCCGCTAATAACTGCGTTTATTCATGTTTGTTCAAAAAGAAAACGTAAACAAACACGATGCAATAAGTGAAGCTTATGCAGCTTTTTCAAGCTGTCCAGGAGGGAACCGAGTCCGAGTGACGATACTTAGTCGTTGCTCACAGGAGGTGAAGTAGCAGGTAGATGGAATGGGGTTCAACGCGTGGAACGACTGCTTTTTGAATAAGTTCTATTAGAAATAATCATGAGAGTATGGAAGCGTTTTTCCGAATAGGGCACAATCAGCGGAATCATTTCTCTCCCCTAATGTGAGATTCTGTTCAAATATTTAAGCTGGTGCAGTGCGGTCTGATCCATTTTGCATGAGGGAAGTTGCCATCGGGATAGAGGAAAGGCTATCCCCTAGGAATTACAATGCGATAGTAATAAAATAAGCAAGAAAGCTGATGATATAAGCGGAAAAAGTACCGAGCATCACTTTTACCGGCTTTCTCGTGATTTGAAATGCTTCTCTTATTCCATGATTCAAGACAATCCAGATAAACGTGGAAAAGGTAATACCTAAATTGAATATAGCTAGTATGAAAAATACTTGTTTCATATAATACCTCCCATGTACTTTATAACAAACATTATATCGTTTGAAGCTTAAAAAATAGCAGCGTTGTGTTTAAATTTTGTTTAAAATGAATATGTATTCTGGGCAGTTGTTCAAAGATCTTGATGACATAACCATTGGACTGAGGTATTTGTTCATATTGTAATTTGGGGTGAGGGCATCACAAGGAGCGATAGTTGTTATCTTTTATAATAAGATGAATATAATGGTAATTATTTGTGAACAAAAAAAGAGCATCCCAAAGCTTTGTTGGTGACACCCTTCGTTGAAAAAACGCAGCTTCATTGGAGCCAGCTAATGAACATTCTTTGCTGAAGGCATTTTGCTAAAACCACTTCAGTTTATTCTGTTAACTTAAGCGATATTCCAAGATAGAGTAATAAAGATTGGCTATTTTATACCAGGTTCGGAAATCCACCATGCCATTTTGCGGGATGGTAAAAATTTTTTGAAACGCTTCAACAGCTTTGGACGTTTTCCCACCGAAAGTACCGTCGACCTCCAATTTGGGGATTTCCGTGTATTTTTTTGCTATTTCATTTAAAAATACTTGTATTTCTCGGACGTCTGCACCCCTTGAGCCGTCTTTCAATATTTGTTCTGGTGGACGAGCGGGGCGTCCCTGAAAAATAACGCCTGGTGTAGATGTGGTTTCTATCGGCTTATAGCACGGCTCATAAAAATGCTTGAGAATGTCCAGGTGTTTATATCCTTTCAGCGCAAGTTGCTGGCTTTTATTCTGTCCGAACAGGCAAGGTTTTTGAGGATTGGCGCGGTATTCTGTATGAAACGGCTGCTTTAATTCAGGGTTTGGGTGTTTGACATATTGATTAAATATCGTATCGACGACTTCGATGATTTCTTTGTATGTCGTTTGCTTCGGATCGTATTTTTGATCGAATTGGATCAGGCACGTAATGTCAAACCCTTCATAGAATCGTGTATATAATTTATTTAGTGCATAAGAAATGATACAAAGAATGTTAGCCGTTAATGCTTCTTTGTGCCAGTTGGAGTAAATTTCGGCGGATGCAACTTTTGTAATGTAATCTGTGAATTTGACTTTATGCTTAGGGGCAGAGCGGTCTTTTGGCGCTCCGCAGTGGACAATGAGATATTCCGGTATCAAAAGGCCGATCGGCGGGCCATCCGGTCGGGATGGCGGCTCGGGATCAGGTATTGTCAACGGATTGATATCAGGCTTTACTGGATCTGGTCTGTCTAATTGATGCGGTGAAATCGTGTATTCTTTTGGCTGCGGCGGATTGGTTTGTCTGACCGGTGTCAATTGTATTTCCTGGATAGCAGAAGTGTTTGGAAAAACTTGAATGCCATGGATTTTCACTGCCTCGTAACCAGTGGCAGAAACAGCTGCGGAATAAGTCGAATAAGGCTCGTCAGCAGGTAATGCAACCGATTGTGTTTGGCCAGATTCATTTGTTTGCAGTGTAATTTCCTGAGTATTCCCGGTGATGACCACCGTGGCACCGACAACAGGTTTAACTTTGTCCCCTTCAAACACAAACACCATTAAATTACCGGTAGCCTGCCGCATAGATGGATGAAGGTAATTCATTCGCTTTCACTTCCTTGGAGTAAAAAATGTCTAGGTTATTATTCAAAGCTGGTTAGCAGGTACGTCTTTGATCGTTTCGTTTTCGATACTGTCTCCTTTTGGTACCGGGGCTACGATGGTAACCAATTCTTCCCCAGTGGCAGTAACAGTCACATTATGGATGAAAATTCGTGTATTAGCCGGAATGGTGTAACCGGTAGGAAGCGTTACTGGCTTTGGCGTAGTGTAATACTGTCCGATTTTTTCCGAGAATTGCGGCGCTCTTGTATACTCATTTTCATGATCTTCCCGATAAATTGGATGCTGTTGATAAAAAGTGTGTGGATAGTGCGCTGGGTAGGTGACTGGATACTGATAAACATAATTTGGATATCCGTATAGATAAGGATAAGGGTAAGGGTATTGATACATAACGATTTCTCCTCTTTTCATTGTAAAAATTCTTGTTACATATACCTATATATTCAAAAAAACGGTTCTGGGTGTGGGCTTTGAAAAAAATGAAGGAAAGTCAAGTCAGTGATAGCAGGGATTGGCGGAATTTTTTCAGATGTCTTTTCGTTTGTGGAAGAAATTGCAGTGAATGGAGACGAGAGGAGGAGAGCATCCAGTCATGACAATTCAGGGGTGTTCCGCTCCTGCACTTGAAACGTTCGGAATACGCATCCCCTTAGTAATTAGTTAATTAGAACCAGAAAAAATGTAGCGGGATACATCATAAGAAAGAGGGTGTCTCAAAAGGGTGGTTTTTCCTTTTTGAGACACCCCGAAGCAATGAGCAAAGCCGCTGCATCTTTTCAAAAGCCCGATAGGAGTGGTTTGTTAGCGACGAGCAAAGCTACGATGCCTTTCCCATCGAGTTGTCTCGACGGATAGTCATCTTAGGTGTGCTTGCAAAGGAAGAGACAAGCACGGAGCCATTGCCCTGACAAATTTTTAAAAATAGTTTTGGCTTTTGACACAGCCCCTATCCCTTGGCGTGCTTACATTGAACATGTTGATTCAAAACGCAAAGATTTTCTGAGTTGAATCGACAAAAACAATGCTGTTACTGAAAATGACCAGCGGTTTTTCCGGAAGCCGCTTTGTTACCAGCAGTTCTGAAACGCCGCTGCAGATCAAGGGCGAGAATCTCCTGTAGATCGTCGCAAAGCAGGATAAAAAAGTTAATATTGTCCAAGTCTGCTGTGTCTTTTAATCTGTGAACAGCAATGCCGAAGCTGCTATATTCCAACGGATTTCTAACGAGATCGCCACCTGTAATCGTCAATGCGTGAAACTCATCGTGGGCATCTTCCGGATAAAAGCGTTGAAACGGAACATCTACCCGGTAATACGGACAGTTCTCTTTTGTGCGGGCCTTTAAAATTAACCACTTTGGCTGCAGTTCACCGTCAGTCTCTTCGTAATAAACCCACATAATTTACGACCTCCTCGTTTACCTGTGATTTTAATTGATTCATGATCCGCCGTGTTTCTGCCGTCCACTTTTCAGGATCATAACTCTGTCGTTTACTGTTGGCGGTTTCCTCCGCATTTTTGTAGCGGAAATAATTGCTTCGCCGGATATACAGGCGTTTCAACTGCTCCATTCGTGCACTGACAAAGTTCTCCGGCAACTCAAAGCTATCAGCTAAATGTTTTGTTGTCGTTCCGGTTTGAACAAAGGATTCCAGTATATGTAAAGGCATCGCCGCGTAAAGAGAAAATCTTTCCGCCTGATCCTCCTGTAATTTTATGAATGAGGACGACATTGCTTCCTGGTCTCCGAAATGTTTCAATACGTGGCCCAGTTCATGAAAAAATTCTACCCTCTGTTGCGCTAATGGCAACATATTATTGATATAGATGATGCCAAAATCCGTTTCGTAAATGCTGTTGCTTCTGAATTGATGGTAAACTAGACCGATTTGAAAAGCATCGGCAACATGCTTCATTGCCAAGTCTTTTACACTTGTCAGCTGTCTTTTTTTGTATTCCTTTACTACCCAGGATTCTGTTAGCGTGTTGTACATAAATATCCTCCTATTAAATGAGAATGTATGTTCTTCTTTGGTTCATTAAGAAAAGACCTGAAGCGAACGAGGCACAGCAGCAGCGCCAGGCATGAGGCGTACATCGAGTAAAGTTGAAAGAGCCAGCCGCTGTTCTTGTCCCACTCCGGTGTTTTCCCCATGGTATCGGTGTATAACCGTTTGCGTCTTCTTTTCTTTGTTTTGCAAATATCAAAAGGAACGTATGTTCTGTTTCTTTTTAAAAAAAAGAGAAGCTTCGCTAAGTGTTTCTCTTTTGATTTTCTAAGAATTGCTTTTTCAGTTCTCTATATTGTGCCAGTTGCTTGTCAAGGTATTCCCGCTCATCTTCTGTAATGTCTTCCGGTCCACCGTAAAACGATCTGCTGATTTCTTCTCTTTCGGCATCGGGCTTGTCCGTCCTCCCCAAAAGGTATTCACTGGAAACTTGAAAGAAATCGCATATTAAGTTGATTTCGCTGTCGGTAAGAGCACGATCCCCTGACTCAATTCTGCTGATGACACTGTAATTAATACCAATTCGTTTCTCTAAATCCCTGAGCGTTAAATTGTGCTTCTTCCGCAGCTCTTTCAATTTATTTTTCGGAGTTTGTTTCATGAGAACACCACTTTTCCATATTAGCAACAATTAAATCATACCATGTTTCCGGACAAGAAAAAATATTTTTGTTAATAAAGCAACAAATAGATTGACTTTGCTATTTTGACAAATTATACTGTACTTAAGCTAATGCCACGATAGAGCGAGAAGGAGTTAACGCTGGATTTTTTGCTGATAAGTTAGGGACTACAAAAATAATACACACTGTTTGGAGACATGGTCTATAGGAGGAAGATAAGCGCATTTTCAAAAGCGGGAAAAAGATCAGACAAAAATTTTTTGCTTAAATTGTTGCTGAAATAGCAAACGAAAGCTGTTTTAAGGAAATGTCTTAAAAGCATAGACGTAGCGCGGTAGTTCCATGTGTGGTGTTCGCTTAAAAAAGCTAAAGAAATTCCATCCAATGTTATGTACAGAGAGGATTGATGATGATGGGTAAGAGCATGTATGACAAAGAAGCAAAAGACCGGCAGTATTCTACGCGTTATCATACGCTTGGCACCTCATCAGGCGTACGTCGACTCTTGCGCGATTACCATACGTTAAAAGAGCGAAGATATAAAGGGGATTACGTCGCTTGTGATATTTTAACAGATTTGGAAACGGCTATTTCTCTTGCGCGTTTAACAACAAGACAAAGCGAAACCTTAGGGCTCATCTATTTCAAGGACTTCACTCAGAAAAAAGCGGCGGAACGGCTGGGTCTACGGCAAGACACAATAAGCAGGCATGAAAAAGCGGCGATTCAAAAGGTTGGAGCGGTCTATCAATTTTGGACAGATGTTAGCGAAGGATATTAACTCATTGGAGGGTGGAAGATGACAAATGCAGAACTGAAAGCAAAAATAGATAATTTATGGAAAGAAACAAAAGCAGGAAAGTTGCCGCGTGATCGCCGATTAAAAGCAATTGAAGGGCTGACAGAAACATATTTTCAGACGTCGGGTCGGATGCCGGATGGAGGAGCGCTTGTTCGTTTAACTACGCTTTGTCTTTATGAGGAAATTACTAACCCGCATCCAGATAAAATGACGCGAGAAGAGTATCCGATTATGAGCGATAACCAGTATCGGCGAAAAACGGAAGGGAGACATGTTGGGCGTGTCGGCTTAACCGGTAAATTGAAGCCATTAACCCGGGAAGTCCCGCTGTCTCTCGCGGCTAACATTGCAACGGACGGAAGGGAATATGGTTATCCCTCTCGGCGCGAAATAGATGTGCAGGAAGCAATTGACATGGAGTTTTATCCCCACTTGACTCGAAAAAATGCAGAGATTAGCTGATCATCAATCTTTGAGTGTTTGTTTAAAAAGTTCGCTTTTTATCTTTTTGAACAAGCACGATGCAATGAGTGAAGCCGATGCATTCTTTTAAAGTTAGCTATGAGTGGTTTTCTCGTAGATGGCGCATTGAGCGAAACCATTGCCTTTTTGAACACGCTCTTTAAGAAAAAAAGTAAAAATTTTTTTGTGAAACTATCCATCTTTTCAGCAAGTAGTTATCTAACCTCTTATGAAGGAGAGACGAAGCCACTTACTCCCTGATCTCATCGTTTTTCTACCATCTAAGAAGCAATCATTAAATAAACAGTTAGTTTTCACGATTAAGAACATATTTGCTTTTCAGCGTAGACAATCGGCAGAATTTCATGACATTCTGATGGTCGTTCAAATGGACGGCTTTTTACTTTGCGCTAAAAGGGGGGAATGAACAGTAGGGGAGCAACTTAGATGTCTGCGAAAAACGGAGGTCAGGCGCAAGGGTCTGGATCTTTCTGAAAAAAACAATGCAGTCGGAAATCGATAACCGACTATAAGTTCCGCTAATCATTAAGCGGAACCACATTATACAAAAATCTAAGGAGGAATTATTTATGGCAATGGAATACAAAGGTGATGAGGTACTATTTGCAGTCGCAATATCAGACGAGAATGGGGAAACGTTGGTTCGACCATTTAACCAAACAGGTGGATCAACAAATATCTCTGCAGAAAGCATTGATTTAACGACGAAGGATAAAACGGGATCTGATTACGGCAGCGTTTCGCAAGAAGTGTCCTTAGAAGGGATTGTTACGGAAGGGGATCCATTTGTGAGTCACATTAAAAAGGCGATTCGCAATAAGGAGTTCGTGAAAATTTACGAGATTGACACGCGCACGAAAGAAGCGGAGCATGGCATGTACATGGTTTCTTCTTTTGAACGCACGTACAGCAACGGAGAGTTCGCGACCTACTCTTTAAGCGGGACGTTAAGCGGTGAAGTCACTGAAGAAGCATTGGTGGAAATCCCTGAGGGGGCTCCAGCGGCTGAGTGAACTCCCTAATCAGCTCGAAGTACTAGGAGAGCCGGAGTTGTTGCCGGTTTAGCCTGGTGATGGAGTGTGTGGGCGAGGGCAACAACGTCTACGTCTAATAACAGCGGGATAGGGGCTGTGTCAAACCCAAAACGATTGAAAAACATAACAGGGCAATGGCACCGTGCTTGTCTCTTTCTCTGCAAGCACAGCTTCGATGACTATCCGTCGAGACAACTCGATGGGAAAGGTATCGTAGCTTTGCTCCGCTGCACGCTCGATAGGAAAAAACCACGCCTATCGGGCTTTTGAAAAGATGCAGCGGCTTTGCTCATTGCTTCGGGGTTGTCTCAAAAGGGAAAAAAGACCCTTTTGAGACACCTCCTTTAATTACTGAATATAACCGAGAGGATGATGGACAGATGGCGACATTTGAAATCCAAGGAAAAGAGTACGAGCTTAAGTTAAATTTTGAAAGTGTGAAGTACTTAAACAAAGTGGTAGAGGGCGGTTCTTTAGGCTTGATCGGAAAAGCGATGATGGGAGACATCGAGGTTTTCTCACACATTGTCCATGCTGGGCTATTTCACCAGGGGAAGCATTTTTCCTTTAAGGAAGTAGAGGCAGAAATTGAACAGGCGATCGCCAACGAAGCGTTGGATGGCCAGGACGTGTTCGCCATCTGCAACGAGGTCGTGACCGAAAGTTTTTTCTACAAAAAGCAAGTGAGCAAGCTTCTGGCAGACAATCCAGAAGCGTTCGAGGCTCTCAAGAAGCTGAAATCTTAAGCGAATTAGGAGAAATAACGGAGGTGGAACGCCTGCTGGCAGATGGTTGGCGTTATTTACGGTTAACACCTGCCGAATTTTACCGACTGACACCGCGAGAATTTCAAATCATGATGCGGATGGAACGAGAGCACCTCCATGATGAATTGGAGCGGGCCGCGCGCATTGCTCTCATGCATGAGCAAGCCGCACGGGCTAAACGACCGAAGTTGTCCGATCTATATAAGCGTCCAACAAATGAACGAAACGATGAATCACTCGTGGAAAAAGCGGAGGCAGCCCATCACGCGCAAGAATGGCTCGCGCAATTTACCTTTGAAGCGCGCGAAAAACGGAAGGAAAGGAGGTAGGATTTATGGATAGTATTATTTCATTCGGAAAGGATTTAAAAAAGTGGTCAGAAGGTTTTACTGAAACAGCAAAAAAGCTTGGGGAGTTTTCTAAGGCGAATGAAGACTCAATAAAGGCAATAGAGGAGTATGGAACAAAAGTCGCTGGAATAGGCGAAAAGCTGTCTGACGGCCTTAGCTCAGCTGTGAAAACTGCTTCAGAGTTTGAAGAAAGCCTGTCTAGTGTAGGAAAGATGCTTGGGATATCGGAAGATGCGCTTGCTGGATTTTTAACTAAGCTGAGTCCAATAACCTTGGCGATCGTTGCCATAGGAGCAGCCCTTGTTTATGCTTACAATGAATTTGAGTGGTTCCGCGACATTGTCGATGCGGCATGGGCGAAAATTGAAGAGGTAATTACGACTGCAGCCCAAGCGATCTGGGATATTCTTACCGAAATTTTCGGGCAAATTATGGAGATTATTTCCCCGGTGATGGAGCTTATCAAGGAAGACTTTACAGCAGCGGGGGAAGCCATTTTAGAAAATTTTGGCGAGGCGTTTACGTTTGTTGCCGATCTTATCTCCGACGTTATTACGTTTATTAGTGAAGTGATTATGAGCGGTCTCGCCGTCATTCAAGAATTTTTAGCGGAACATGGCGATACAATCACGGAAATTTTGATAGGGGCTTATGAATTTATCAAAGAAGGAATCGAATTTGTCATCGGCTTTATAGCGGACATTGTTGGAACAGTTCTAGACGCGGTATCGCAATTTTGGGAAGAGCATGGTCAAACGATCATGGACTTTGCAGCCGCCGCATGGGAGACGATTCAAACAGTGGTCTCTGAAGTGATCAACGCGGTGATGGAGGTCGTCAATCAAATCCTTGATCGGATTAGTGAACTATGGGACGAGCATGGAGAAACGATTATGGCGATTGTTAAAGGTGCATTCCAATTTATTAAGACCACCATCGAAACCGTTATCGACGTTGTTCGTGAATTCATCAGCAAGGGACTGGAAGCAGCTAAAAGTATTTTCGAAACCGTATGGCCGGCCATCTCTAAAATAGTTGAAGTTGCTTGGAAGCTCATTAAAACGAGTGTTGAAAATGCGATTGACATCGTGTCAGGAATTATCGATACAGTCATGAACATTATCAAGGGTGACTGGGAAGGTGCTTGGGAGGCCATTAAAAAAACTGGGGAAAGAATTTGGGACAACATCGTATCCTTTTTCGAAAGTGTCAACCTGATTGAAATTGGTAAAGACTTAATTCGCGGATTGTGGGAAGGTATTGGTAAAATGGGGGATTGGATTCTTGGAAAAATCAGCGGCTTTATGGATAATATCACCGGTGGAATTAAGGCGTTCTTCGGCATCAATTCACCTTCACGTTTGTTCCGCGACGACATCGGTCAATGGTTACCAAAAGGGTTGGCTGTAGGGATCGAAGGCAACCTAAATACAGTAGATAAGGCAATTACGGTCATGACCAATCTAGTGCCATCAGAGGTTGACGCCCCTGTGATGGCGCCGATGGAGGTTTCTCGTCCAAATGTAGCTGAAGGTTTTATTCGAGGAGAATTAGCGGTAGCTGGAGGCACCGCGGCAGCAAATTCTGAAAACTTGCTAAGCCAAATCGTGGACGAATTGCGGAAGCAAAAGAATCGGATCATTGAAATGGATTCTCGAATTGTTGGCCGCTTAGTTGAGCCGCATGTGTCAGAAAACCAAGGACGAAATACTCGCATTAGACAATCATTTGGATAAGAAAGGGGGTTTTCTTTTTGTTAGAGAATGTAGAAAACATGATTTTTAATGGAATAGATTTAGCAGACATTTTTACCGATCGTGACGAAGGTGCGTATTTTATTGTAAACAGTGTGTCAGGACGGGGAATAACAGGTGTAGAAAATACATTAATCCATGTTGCGGGAATGGACGGGTCTTACCCGTCCAGTTCTCGTTTAGCCTCTAGACAATTAACGATCGATATTACGATGAAAGGGACGTCTTTTGAAGATTTACGAAAACGTATCGAGCGGTTGAATGAGATCTTGTTCACTCGTAATGTTGATGTGCCGATCGTTTTTAATGATGAGCCTGACCGTGTTTACTATGGCAGGATCGATAATGTTTCGGATAAGTTTGAGGCTTCTCATATTTATCAAGCACAAATTTCGATTATCTGCTCAGATCCTTATAAGTATGGACAGGAAAAAAAGCTTACTTTTCCGTCAGATGCCGTAATGTTTACAAATCAAGGCACAGCTGAAGCCGATCCTGTCTTCGAAATGGAGGTGCTTAAACCCGCTACGTTTGCTATGGTCCAAAACCAAGACGACCAGTATCAAATGATCGGCCGACCGGTGGATGCGGACAGCGATCCGTTTGAAGCTGAAGAACTAATTATGCATAAAACGATGTCGACAACGACAGATTGGACAACGGCAAATCAAGTGGACAATGGTGTGGTATCCGGTACGATGGTTAGCGACGGTAATGCGTTTGTTGTTCAGTCATTCGGGACACAAGGTCAGGCGAAATGGTACGGCCCTGCGTTGAAAACAAGCCTTCCGAAAATGTTACAGGATTTTCGAATGGAAGCTCGTGTTGAAAACCTTAATGGGAGAAACCTAGTCGGTAAAGTAGAAGTGTATTTACTGGATGTAAACAATAACATTCTTGCAAGAATAAGCATGGTAGATGCGTGGCGGGGGTACAACAGGAATCGAGCAGCATCTGTTATTAGTAATAATAAAAGGACACAGGCGCTGCACAGAATAAGTGAGACAACCGCACAAGCACAGGGAGAATTGTGGAACAATTTTGACGGTATTTTGCGCCTTGAGCGTGTCGGCAAACAGTGGAGGGCATATGTTGCAAAAGTCGGTGAAGGAGGCGTGCATTATGCGCGGGAAACGAAAAATTTTCTTGATACAGGAAATGAATTTCAGCAGCAGATAGCGCAAATCCAGGTACACATCGGAATCTTTGACAATCTTTCTCCAGGAGCCATGCGCATCAAAGATTTGAAGGTGTGGAAGATAAATGATCCTGACGACCATCAAATTCCATATATTGCGCACCAGGGGGATATAATTACGTTTGATCATCAAGCGGCAGAGATTCTAATCAATGGAGAGCCGCGGCTAGATTTGAAAAATTTCGGCGGCCAATACTTCAAACTACCGCCGGGGCAGAACCAGCTCATTGTACAGCCTAGCGAATGTTTTAACACAAGTTTGCGATACCGGCAGCGCTACAGATAGGAGGTGTTACCATTGTCACAGATACACATAACCGATGGACAGACAGATCAAATATTGAGCGTAATTACGGCAGAGCATATTTTGTCAAATAACCATCATAAGTCGTTAAAAGACACACTAGAAACATTTTCTTTCGAGACTTTTGCCGATATGCCGTTTTCAAATTATCTCGGCAAGCTTAATCGTGTCATCATTCCGAACGAGGACGGGAAATATATTGAATTTGTGATTTTTGAAGCTGGAAAGTATCGAAGTGCGGATGGAGTTTTAATTACCGAAGTCTATACATCTGCAAGCTATCAGCTACTAAAAAAATCGAAGATAATCGAGCCGCAAATATTACCAGGGCAAACGACTTCTCAAGCAGTTGCTTTTGCGCTGTATAATACGGAATGGCAACCGGGCGTAATTACGTTTGTAGGGTCACGGACGTTTGAAATCGATGAACACACGAATCCGTACAGCTTTTTGAAACGTGTTGCCAATGAATTCGAACTGGAACTTCGTTTTCGTGTAGAGATCGACGGCAACAAAATTACGGGGAGATACGTAGATTTAGTGCCGGAGATTGGTGAATGGCAAGGCAGGGAGATTGAGTTAGGTAAGGACTTACACGGAATTAGAAGGATTGAGGAGGCGGGTGACGTTGTAACGGCGCTGGTAGGCCTCGGTCCTGTCCGCGAAGATGGAACACGACTCGAGGCGCTTGTGGAGGACAATGAGGCATTGCAGCGCTGGGGGAGAAATGGGCAGCATTTAATTGAAACGTATGAGCCGGAATCTACGGATGAAGATATGACACTGGCACGACTTACTGAGCTAACCAAAAACGAACTCGAAAAGCGCGTAAACGCTGTTGTTGAATACAAATGTGATATTGCCGATTTGGAAAATGTGCCGGGGATGGAAAACAAAAAAATTCGTTTCGGCGACACGATCAAAATTAAAGATGCAAAATTTAAGCCGCCGTTGTACCTTGAAGCGCGTGTCCACACACAGGAGCGTGACATCGTTAATCGAGCGCAAAAGACGGTGGAACTCGGTGATTTTATCGAATACACAGAGGCAGAAGTTATGTCGATTTGGCAGTCCTTGCAGGCGCAGATCCGACAAAAGATCAGTATGTCTGATCTACGGGAAGTGACGTATACCAAGCCGGAGATTGACCAAAAGGACGAGATCGTCTATCAAGATGGTACGGTCTATACAGATCAGCGCTCCGATCAAGTGAAACAAGAAGCAGAACAAGACGCAACCGATAAAGCGAATCGTGCTGAAGACAATTCAAAGCAATATACGGACAATGTTGCTACACAGGTAGAGCAGAACTCTCGTGAATTCACCGAGCAGTACGCTGAGAAAAAGGTATCTCAAAGCACTACACCGCCTAGCAGTCCATCATTTGGTGATCTTTGGATTGACATAAGTGGGGATCCCCACATTTGGAAACGGTGGAGCGGGACTCAGTGGGAAGCGCTAGAGCGAACGAACCTTAATCAGATGCTTGGCGAATTACAGTCGGATCAAATTGCAAATGGAGCGGTTGTCAGTGAGAAAATGGCTGATTTAGCGGTCACGCTTGAAAAGATCGCGAACAACTCGGTTGATACGACAAAGATCGCCGCTAATTCTGTCACGGCGCAAAAAATAGCGGCAGGGGCTGTAGAAACCGACAAACTAGCGGCAAACTCCGTAATAGCGGACAAGATCGCGGCAGGAGCGATAAATGCGGATAAAATTGCAGCAGGTACAATTACGTCTGATCTTATCAGTACAGTAGGACTCGATGCGGGCGTTATCAAGTTTGGCACGATGTCCGGTCAACGCATCCAAGCCGATACGATTACGGCAACTCAAATCACATCTGGCACGATTACTACTGACCTTATCAGCACAACTGGACTAGACGCCGGAGTAATCAAATTCGGAACCATGTCAGGGCAGCGTATCCAAGCAAACTCGATTAGCGCAGATCGTCTCAATGTTGGATCATTGTCTGCCATTACCACTAACTTTGGCACAATGACAGCAGGGACAATCACCGGTACAACTATCATTGGATCAACTATTACCGCAAACGGAAATAAGGGGCGCGTGGAGATAGATCAAAACGGATGGTTAGTCAGGGACGGGTCCGGCAATGTACGAATTGGAGTAACTACTACAGATCAGTCATGGTCATTAGCACAGCCAGCAGCTGTCCAGTTTTTAAATGATAGTGGTCAAAATGTCGGTTATATAGGAATGTATTCCAATCAAGACCGGATGTCGTTTTATAGCGCGTATGACATGATAATCACGGCTCCTACCATCCGCGTGGGCGGCGAAAGAGTGGAGTTCAGTGGATCTTTAAACGCCTATAATCATTTCAGGATTCACAGTGGTGATCTCCGATTCCAATTTTCGGAAGGCAACTATCTAGCGGAGCATCGGTCGCTTATTGCAGGTATTTCTTTTGGACGTACCGATAATGAGAACGCTGGCGGTATCCAGTTTAGAAATTACAACACGAGTGGCACCGGATGGTATTCTATCGATGAACGCAGGCACACAGGGGTAGATATCGTGACGCGTAATCGAGGTTCTTGGACTACTGCTCTGAGGATCGAGCCAAACGGGAATATGTACGCAGCTGGTTCCAAGTCAGGTATAGTAGACACCGAAAATTATGGGACGAGGGCATTGTACGCATACGAGGGGACTATGAATTGGTTCTTTGATTTAATATCAGCCTCATTAGAGAATGGGGAGAGCTTTATCACTATCAACCCTATGTTCCTTGAAACTATTACGGATGAATATTTCGTCAAAACCTTCACTCAAAACTGTTGTAGTGTTCAAGTTATAAGCAGGGAATCAAACGGTTTTTGGGTTAGGACTGAATCAGAGGAAGAAAAGGCGGAGGTAGTTTTTGAAGTCTACGGGCTCAGAAAAGGCTACGAAGATGTTTATATGGAAGAAATTAACACGAATTAACATTAAAAGGAGAATGGACGATGAAGGGAAAAGTGACGTTTGAAGCACAGGAAGTTTGCAAGTTACTTGCTCAGAAAATCGCATCGCTAGAAATCCAACTAGCAAGTGAGCAGACTGCCAAGCAGGCGATTGTTAAATACACAGAGGAACTTGAGCAAAAGCTGGAAAAGTATGAAGAAGAAACAGGGGGCTGA